AAGGTTGCATGAAAGTAAGAACAGATGGTGTGTCAGTTGACATTGATGGTGACTACACAGAAACTCTTGCTTCTCTTAGTGCAAACAAAGAGGGTATAGGTGTATTTGGATTATCTTTTCTATTAAATAATACAGATACAATTTATGCAGCAAAAGTAAATGGTATTGAAGCTAGTACAGAAACAATTGCTAGTGGTGAGTATCCAATCTCTCGTCCTTTACAGTTTTATGTAAAGAACGCACACATCGGACAAATATCAGGATTGAAAGAATACATTCAGTTTTTTGTGTCTGATGAAATTGCAGGACCAGACGGACCCCTAGCTGAGTATGGCTTAGTTAGTGACCCAGAACTTGCACAAACCCAAGCTCTTGTAGATGGGCTTTAAACAAAAATGGAGTAGGACTGTAATGGTTCTACTCCCCCAATAAAAGGAGATTTATATGATCAAACATCCATTTAATAAATCATGGTACAATAAGTACGACAACGTTGCCAAAGACACTCTTGTAAATTATTTAAAGGGTGTCGGGCATAACGTAGGTGAAGTCAAAGAAGATTACAATGTTGACATTGTATCAACTAAAAAAGACTTTACCTACTTCAACGAAGCAGAGGTCAAACGTGCATGGAAAGATGAATGGCCTAGTCACTGGGCTGAGATACGAATACCAGAACGTAAGAAACGTTTGGTAGAAAAGTACAAAGAAAAGAATGGAGTTCTTAACTTCTATGTATTTCGTAATGATTTAAAGCAGGTGTTTCGTATTAAAGATACAGCACTAACAGAGGATCGTTTGAAAGAAGCAAAAGGAAGAAACATTCGTGCAGGTGAAAAGTTCTTTCATGTGCCGTACAAAGAAGCCGAATTAATTAACTTAGCATAAGGAGTGTTTACATGAAACAACTTACTAGAAAACAACGTGGCCTTGGCAAGTATGATGCACCGTTAAAGTTTCAACACGAGAAAGGTTACAACGATTTTAAACATGGGCGTGTGTTTAATCCATTCCACAAGGATACTATGCAGCATCGGGAATGGCTACGTGGGTTTAACAAAGCCTACTTTGAGCAACTTAAAAGGGTAAAGGCATATGAACTTAAAGCAAGAAGCAGAGCAGTTTCTGAAGGAGAAGTACGACATGGTTGACTTTAATTCGTATCAAAGGTCAGCTGTTACTACAGCAATATATCCTGATCAGCATAAAATTACCTATCCTGCATTGGGTATGGCAGGTGAGGCAGGTGAGGTAGCCAACAAGGTAAAGAAACTTATTCGTGATGGACCTGAGAAACGACCTGACACATGGCGAGAGGACATAGCCAGTGAAATAGGTGATGTACTGTGGTACTGTGCTGCACTGGCTGACGATCTTAATCTAACGTTGGGCATGATAGCTTCACAGAATTTAGCCAAGCTACAAAAACGTAAAGATAAAGGTACACTGGGTGGAAGTGGTGACACTAGGTAAAAAAAAATGGGGAGCTTAATTGCTCCCCATTGTTTATCGTATGGTCTGTCCAACCTTTGTTATTTGTCTAACTGCACTGACATCTGAGAGGTCAGCCTCCCTACCAAGTTCAGTTTCGTAGAGCACGATGGCTCTTCTCCTTACTTTTTTAGGTAGTTTATTAAACTCTAAATATGCTTTTGTTTCTTCTTCTAGTTTAGACATACTGGCTTTACGTATTTTACTTTTTACTTTGTTTAAACTTTCTTCAAACTTACCAAGATAGACTGCATCAAAGTATTCATCAAAAGTTCTGCCACCTTTTTCTTCATCTGACATAAGCTGCCAACTATTTTGTAAACGATCTTCTTGTGCTTGCAATTTAGGTACAGCAGTTTTTAAATACTCTCGTATGTTCCTATTCATTATTCGTTTCTGCATTGGTGATTGAGAATATGCACCAAGTTTAAATTCAGTATAGCCTTTACGTTTTAAATAATCAGCATACTCAGGGTCTGCATTGTAGAAGTTAAGACCACCAAACAATCTAGCAGCAAGACGTTTACGTTCTGCTTTCTCTGTCATAACAAACTCACGTGTAGGTAAGTCTTCATTAAAAGAATATCGTTGTCTAAATGGACGTTCCACATTGTCTAGAAAAGAAGCTCTTTTGTTTAACACTGGCTCTTCTGCATTGTCTAGGTATTCATTACCCATAAAACCAGATACCCTTGCCGCATCAATTAACTGTGCATATGGAACTAAGAATGTAGACAAGTAATTACCCAAAGCACCACCTGCATTTTTAACAGTTGTACTATTTATTTCTTTATCTTGAAATACTGACGTTACTATATCATTTAGTATATAACCAGATGGACCTGTTCTAAAGTTAGTACCAGATAGTACTTCCACTATTTCATTTGGATTATTTTCTATCCATCTTTCGAGTACACCTCGTTTAGCTTGTTGTACAAGTTCACCAATTAAAAGTATTGGGCGTAATGGAAACAATGGTGTCGTATCTAAAACAGAACCCTCATCTGTATTCATCTTAGTATAATCGGCAGGGGCATCTTCTTGACCACGATACCAAATACCTGCACCTATCAATGCAGCACCCTGTATATTTTTACCAATCATGTCACGTTCTTTACGTGAGAAAGCCCTACGTTCACGGCTTATCATATCATCCGTTACTTGTTCTGCTTTTATGTTGCGTGTTTCAGCAATGTATTGTCGTATATTGTTTTCACTTTTAAATGCTTTGTTTACAAAACGAGTAACAGGTATGACTGAACCTGCACCATACTGTGCTAACAACTCCATGCTCTTAAACATAAATCTTGGAAATGGTAATACTGTAGTTAAACCGTTACGTACAATAAATGTATTCAAGCTACGAAACAACGGAATGTCAGGCGCATTAGCATATGTTAGATCAAGAGCATTATACATTGCTTCATCTGCTATATCAATAATAGAACGTGCACCCTCTGGCTTTACACTTGAAGCATCAGACATAATGTCACGAACTTTACCTTGATTTATATTATCTATTAGATCAATATTCCAATCACGTTTAACTAAACGTTCCATGTCTGCTAAGAACATACCGTTACGTAACATAAATTCTTGCCATCTGTTTGGTGTGTTTAGTAGATTAGATACATCTTCCCCACGAGCAATAGTAAAGTCAACAACCTTACCTGCTCTAGTTTTAGCTCCACCTCTACCCATCTTCTTCTGTAGGTCTGCCATTTGATTATAGAAACGATCTACATTGTCTACAAGTTCTGGTTGATTAAGTATAAATTTAGTGTAGTCTTCAGCAGATTTTTTGTTTTTAAACATTAAACTTAAATGTCTAAAAGAACCTTTCCAATTTTCTCTTGATATAGCCTCTCTACCTAGACCACCAAAACCACCATTCTCAAAACCTACAAGAGCAGTATCTACTACCTTACCTACACCTTCTAATGGTGCACGAATAACACCAGACAAAAGGTTACGACTTGCCGTAGCAAGTTGTGATACCATCATACCACGTCTGATGTTTTCTATTCGCATCATAGTGTCACGTATTCTACCTTGTTGTTCAAGTAGCTTTTTTTGTTTCAATGCTTCTTGTTGTGTAAGAGGACGAACACGTGCTATTTGAGATAATTGATTAAGTATTTGACCTGCTTTTGATCCAGAGCCTACTACAGTTAAGATGTAATCTTCAAAACTTAAACCATACTTTGCGAGTGTATCTAGTAGTTCTTGACCGCCTATCAATTCTTTTTGAACTGTTAAATTAAATAAATTATCAATGACACGATTGTTATCGTCCCACATTTTTAAACCTTGGTCAATGTCTCTTTGTCTAAAGTCGGAAGCAATAGCAACTATAGCATCAAACTTTTCTGGTTTAAGTATTGCAGAAAACATTTCATCTTCTGACATTGCTAAGTTAATAGCCTCTGTTGTATCAACAGAACTTTTACCAAACAATACATCAGTAACAGTTTTTTTCTTTGCAATTTCAATTGACTCTAACTTTTCTTTTGCTACTTTACGTGCAAGTACTGGATCAATTTCCAGTTTACCATCTACCATTTTTGATATAGTAGATGTTTTCATACCTTTAGCTTTTAATTCTTCTTGAAATTGTTCTATTAAATTTTTTGCTATATTTTGATTTTGTTTTGCACGAGCAGATGCACGAGCTTTTTGTTCTTCTAGCTCTATCTCTGTGTTTGCTTTTACTCTATTTATATCATATTTTTTTCTAGATGTTACACGTTCTTTTTTAACCACTTCTGGATCAGGCATACTTGAAGGAGACACATCTTCTCCGTTTCGTAGTTTAGTGAAAGCCTCTGCTTCTTGTTTTAAGTTAGCTTCCATTGCTGTTATTTCATCTATAGAGTCATCTATTTCTTTTAGTGTAGACTCTTTCACTTCTCCATTTAATGCAAGCTCTTCTTTTGCTTTAGTACTACCACGTATATATTTATATGTTTTTACTACGCCCTCAAATGCACCACCTATTAACATACCTTCACCTGCATTACGTAGTCTGTTAGCAAATGCATCTGCATCTTCATCCATTGCTAATGCATCAGTTATAGGATTTTTCAAGAAAGGGTATGTGTTTATAAAACTAGATACGTTCTCATCATATGGATCAAAGGCAGTAGCATCTGCAACTGCACCATTAACAAACCCACCTTTAATTCCTTTCATGCCAGTAAGTCTACGTGTAACTAAAAAACTAGTTGCAAACTGTGACATGCCCTCTACAAAACTACCTACAACAGTTTGAGTATCAGGTATAGCTTCTTCTGCAGTTTCAGATACATACTCAGTTGCACCAATTATACTATCTTTTAACCCAGATTTACGTACACGATCACGATCCCAGTATTCTATTATTGGTAAGAAACTGTCTGGGTTATCTTTAAATACTACACGACCCACACCAAAGTAATCTTCAATGGCTTCACCTGTTTCTTCAAAGAACTGTGCAGTTTCACCTACAGCTTTAGCTGCTCCCTCTGGTATGGCAGTAAATATATCTTTTGCATAATCGGCAAAACTAACACCTACTACTGAGTGCACACCCTCGTCTCTAATTTTTTTATCTACTATTTTATTAACTACTTTCCAAGCATCTTCTGGTTTTTCATCTGGACGTTCTTTAATGTAGTCTTTCCACACTTTATCTTTGTATTCTTGTATTTCTCGTTCTTTGTCAGTAGAAGAATTTTCTCGTGTCGAAAATATATATTCTTCTGGGTCTTTTGGGTTACCTTTAAGAATTGTTTTCTCTGGAGAAACTACAGGGGAATTAGTATTTTCTACACTTTCTCTTGTTGAGAATATGTACTCTTCTTCTTTTTCTTCTTCATTTAAGTTTGTGCCAATATTATTATTTGAAGTAGCAAATATATATTCTTCTTGTTCCATTACTACCTCTCAGTTACTAAATAAGGAGCACCACCTAATTCAGGGTTAGGTATACCTGTATAAATTGCAACACGCATATTATTATTTTTATCTTGTAATAATATTACGGCAGCATCATTTGGTTTTGTTTTTACTAAATCTTTTATAGCTTTTCCAGTTTTTTCAAAAGATGGCAACGTTGTATTTTTAAGATAACCGTATAAAATATTTTCATTACCTATGACTGCTCCATTTGGACCAGATTCTTTTTTAGATAATTCAATAGGATCACTTGCTATAAATTGATCCACCACATTATCTGCATATTGAATTAAATTTAATTCTGCTTCATCTTTTCTATTTGTTGCCCATGCTCTTGCATTAACTGTTGTTTGTTTATCTAGTGAGCCTATAGATAAAAGCATTTTATCTGCTGCTTGATAATTTACATAATCACTTAACCAAGGACTTCCTGTTAAATCTAAAAGAAGCTCTTGTCCTTCGCCTACTGTCTGACCTAAACTAACACCTGCTTCAGTTCGCATTGCTCTCCATAGTTTATCTGGTTCTTTAAATAATTGATCTACAGTATCTGGGTCTTTTGCTGCTGCTACTTCTATGATTGTTTTAATTTTTGCTTTTGCTGCATCAATACCTTCTTGATCATTTAAATCTTTAGCTTTAAGCATATCATATGTAACAACCCCTAACATTTTATCAAGGTCACTATCTTGCATACGAATTTCTCTACTTAATCTACTATAGTCAAGTGTAGGAATAGCTGCTTCTGTTTCACTTCCTGTTATATTTTGTAAAGACTTTTTACTTTCATTTATATTATTATTGTTTACTGTTAATAAATCTTTTGGATTAAACCCTGCATTTTGTGCAGCACCGCCATAATTTATAAGGTCTTCTAATGCACCCATACCTTGTTTAGCATACATAGAAGCAATATCTTTACCAAACATAACTGCTGCTCTACCTGTCAAGTCTTCAATTTGTTGTTTACGTGCTCTTGTTTCAGCAGCAATTGTTTCATCTCTCTGTAACGAAAGACGTTGTTTATATTGACTGTCTTGCCATTCACGTTCTTCTTTAAGAAGTTTTGCCTCTAGAATCTCTTCTTCTTTTTCCTCAATTACTTGAGTAAGTTTTTCTGAAGCACCGCCTATAAAACCTGCTAAACTAAATGCCATTATTGCCTCCGTGCCATAAGACCCATAGGTTCAGCCTCTTCTGGTTCTGTTTCCATAGGCTCTTCCATAGGTTCTGGTTGTTCCATTTTTCTTTCTGTTTCTTCTACTACGTCTGGTATCTTTTGCATTGCTAAACCAATTTCAGTATCACTAATTTTATCTTCGTCTATTTTAGTGGGTTTAATACCTGTGTTATACTCCACACCTTCTGTATCAGCTACATATGCAAGCAACTCAATAAGCACAGGCGTAACTAATACACCTACGTCTATACTATGTTTACCTTGCATAACACCACCCATCTGTAATCCCTGTGCAATTGTTGTTAGTGGTATACCCATTTCCATAACATTGAGTAAATCAGGTTTCATGTCTGGGTTTAATATTCTTGGAGTATAGAAATCTAAAGCTTCTTCCACAGTTGCATACTGTGGTGGATGTTGCCAAGGTGTAGCACCAAGTTCTTCTGTTAACCCCATCCCTGGAACTGGAGCCATGAACATTCCTTCTGCACTATCCATTATAAAAACTTCCTTCTTTCTGCTTGTATTTGTTTAATTGCATCTAATACAACATCGTATGGTTCAAGGTTCTTTTTTTCTTCTGTTTGTTTTGCCATGTTACGTTGCAATAAACCGCCAGTTTTTTTAACAGGTTTCTCTTTAGTTGTATTTATATCTTTAATTGCTTTGGCATACATACGTACACCTACATCATATACTGACATTAAAACCATCCTCCGAAAATTGAATCTGTAGCCGATGAAGTTAATAGTTTAACTATTGCACCACCAAATGCTGCAGAAGAATTATAGTCATTCTTCATATTTTGTAAATCAAAAGATGCATCATTAGCAAGTTGTTGTAATGCAATGTTGTTTAATCTATCTGCTTCACTTTCAGATGCTTTAAATGCATAACTCATTTGGTCACTATACATCTGCCACATATTATTATATGCAGTATTAGAAATATTAAGAGTAGCCAATGCGTTCATTTCATTTGCACGATTAATAGCTGCAGTATCTTGTGTTGCAATTTCTCTACGCCATTGAGCATTAGACTGATCAATTACTAACTGGTTACTAGCATTGAATTGTTCACGTTGGTTTTTCATCTCTGCATTAAACTGAGACATTGCATTTACTTGACCTGCATTAAATCGTTCTTGTGCATTAGATTGTTCAGCATTAAACATATTAATACTTGAGTTTAAGTTATCATAAAACTGATTAGCTTGGTTTTCTGATTGAGCATTAAACTGTCTAGCTGCATTATTAGCAGCTTGATCTGTAAGCATTGACTGTATAATCTGTTGTGATTTAAATATTTCTGTTTGTTGTTCATTAGACAAGTTAGCTAAATCCATACTCAAAAAGTTTTGTGCATTTTGTACAGATGTTTGTTGTCTGTTGTTTAAGTTACCCATGTCTAAGTTAGCTAGTGCAGATGCCTCTGCAAGAACCATAGCTTGACGATTAGACAAGTTCTCTAGGTTCATTGTTTGTACCATACGAGCATTTTCTAACTGTATTTGCTGGTCAGCAGTAAAGTTCATATTAGCAATGTCACTAATCTTACTTGCGTTTAGTACACGTGTCTGAAATTCTTGATCAAACTCTTGACCCAAGAACTTAGCACGTTGTTCTGCTGCAAGCATCCTACGTGCCTGACGATTTGACAAGTTCTGTGCTTCAAACTGTGCCTGTGTAGCTGCATCAGCTTGTGCAATTGGTAGTGCACTTTCCATAGCTGCTTGCATAATGGCTTGTCCTGCCATTGACGAAGCACTAAGACCACGAGCCGCCATCTGTTGATTAGCTAGACGTACAGCCCCTGCAGCCCATGCAGGTGGTGTTGTACCATCAAACTGTTCCATAAGGCCAACTAGCTGACCTTGCACTGTAGCTTTTTCTGATGGTGTAGCAGTAGCTGCATCAATCTGTTCAGTAAACTTAGCTGCTTTAGTTGCATCTGCAGCAGCACCTGATATTAATTCACCATTTTGTATCTCACGTTGTACTTCATTGTCAAATTGATGTGCTGTACCTTGTGCTGCATTAAGGTCACCCACCATACTTTTTGTAGCTGTAGCAGCAGCCACTTTAGCACGAGGATCATCTTCATTTGTTTGTGCTGCATTTAGTGCTTCTGTTTGAGCCATAACATCATCTGCAACAACATCTGCTTCATACTTAGCTGTATCAGGTTGTACTACGTTTTGTGCAAGATATGTATCTGCTTGTGCAACTTGACTTACACCAAACTCACCTGCACCTGTTCCTACTTGACCACTTGTTTGTTTAATAAGTTCTTCCTGCATGGGAGCACCTATTAATGTAGCCTCTTGTTTAGCACCTTCAGGTAATGTAGGATCAGTTGCTTGTTCTGTCATTACGTCTGCTATAGTTTTTTGACGTGACTGATATATGGGTGTTATTTGTTGTAGTCGTTCAAATGTATCAGATAGTTCTTTACCTTTAGCTTCTACAAGTTCTGCTAAATATGGATCATTTGGATTAGCTGCAGCCTGTTGTTGTAATCTTTGTAACTCAATATTCTGTTGTTCATATGCAGCATTTGTATCTGCATACACTTGATCAATGTTTTCAATATCACCAGTTACACCACCAGTAGTTGTTTCTGTGAGGTAATTACGATAGGCATCTTCTTTTAATTTATATGGGTCTTGTACTTCTGTTTTATATTTAGTTGCAGCATCTACAATCATCTGAGCCTGTTCAGGTGTTTGTGCTTGTATTGTTTTACCATCAGCAAATTTTACAGTATTACCTTCTAATGTAATATTACTAAGATCAGTACCGCCTGTTACAATAGTTTTTAACTGTCCTTCTGCATAGTCAGGTAATACATACCCAGTGCTAAAGTCTGGTTCTGGTAATGGCTCTGGCATACCTTTAGTAGGATCATAGTCACCCAAGTCTGGAATAGGCATAGTAGTTATAGGTTGCTGTTGCCCAGACATTTGTTGTGCCTGTTTAGCAGTATCAATATTTGTTTTAATAACTTTACCTGTAGCATCAACTATATCAAAAGTACCTGCTGCATTTTGTTGTACGGTTTGACCTTGTTGTACAGGTTGTTGTGCCTGTTGCTTTCCTAAACCACCTTGAGCTTGTGATTGATTAAACTGATTCATCATATTCTGCATATTTGTATTTGATGATAAATTATTTTTATTATATTGAGGTGAATATTGTTGATTAGTATTTTGATAACCAGAAGAGCTACCTTTTATAAATCCTTCTGGAACATCATATCCACCACTCCCTACAGTTACTTTTTGTTGAGTAGTAGGGTTATAATAAAATTCATATCCTTGAGTAGCCATACCAGTAGGTGCTTTAAACCCTGCTTCTTCAGGACTTATATTTTTAAAATCTGTACCCATATAATTTGGTGTGCCACCAGTTTGAAACTTTTGTATTACACCACCTTTAGCCATCATCATAGCTGCTTGTTTAAACTGTTCCATTTGGTTTTTCTTATCAGGGTTCTGCTCTAGGTAAGAATTAAACCCAGACATGTCTCCTGTATAACCTAATGTTCCTGCAATACGTTGCATTGCATCTGGTTTGAAACCACCGAATGTAGGATTTTTAAATTGATTATTCATTGTTTATGCCTTACTTACCGAATGTCATCCAAACAGCACCTGCTATGAATGTTAGTGTTCCAACTGTAGCTAACTTTACTACAGTGCTCCATATACTTCTACGTGTATCTCTCCATGCTTCAAGTAGTCCACGTATTTCTATTATATCTTTTTGTGCATCCTCATCAAGTAACCCAATAGAACGTAGTGCCTCTTTAGCTCCACGCCTAGCTGCACGGTCTAGCATGTCTTCTACTTCTTCTGATGTTAACCTAATGTCTGCCATAGCCTACACTTTATGGTTTAGTAGGCCAGTCATCAACTTCAAGGTGAGGCCAATTAGAATGAGTAGTTATATCACGTAATGCTTGACGATATGTAGTTTGAGCAGAGGTCATTGTCCTATCTGATACTGCCCACCAATCTGTTTCTGCAAGAAGATTATCACGTTGATGTCGGTTATTTAATGCAGCCCCTTCATCCAGATTTGTTTGATACTCAACCTCTTGCTCTGCTTTAGTTTGCCCACCTTCAATATCAGCAAACATGTCAACAATTTGCCATGCATATACCCAATTATTTTCACTATCTTGTACTACACCATTGCGTACTGCATGTTGGTATTCACCTATTCCTTCTGTTGGTTTTGGTGTAGCAAATACAGGGTCTACATTTAATGCATCATGTACATTACTATTCCATATTCTAGGCATAGACATGTTTGGGTTGTCACGCCTTAGTTCACCCTGTGTTTTTATTTCACCTGTTGTTCTGTTTCTATATTCACTCATTTGATTGATCCTTTCGTATGAGCTTGATTATGACGGATATGCTACTGCATAAAAAATATACGTTGCATTATTTACATTTAAATCGGAACCACCTGCTGATCTAAAATCAAAACCTGTAGTAGTTGAATTAATATCGTTAATACCATTATATTGTGCATCAGTAGTATTTAAGTTCATTCTAGTATCTGCTCCAGATGTTAAACCTCTTTCAGTATCAAAAAACCACCAATTTCCTGAGCTATCAGTTCTTTTAAAAAGAACATACCTAACTCCGTTAGAAAAACCACAGTCTATAGCATGAGAGCCATCGGATGTTCCATCACCAGTATAGCTTCCCACTTTAGATATACCATCAGCTGTAGCAAAGAGGTAGGCCACATAATAAGCTGACCCTCTTGCAGTTTTGTGATCTCTACCCACTTCAAAATCTACAGCAGTTGGATAGTATGAGTTATAGCCACCAAAAACATAAATACCGTTTGATTCTGCCAAATTGCTATTCAGTCGTAAATAGTAATCCTCGGCATTTGTACCGCCATTTAAATCTTTATGGAAAACTGCCCAGTCATATGACGCACTTATATTTTTGACCCAGATCATTTCAGGTATTACGCCAAGATTATGCTTAATTCTCTGACCAAAAGTATTGTTCGACTGATACGTGACTACATCGAAATAACCAGGAGCACGTCTCCACATGTGAGCATAATAGCTTGAGCTAGTTACAAGATTTACACCGTTCATGTACTCCCAACTTTCAGTACCTGACCCATTTTGTTGTCCAGAAGTTGCATCTGTAAGAAGTTTTTGATTATATCTACTTCTATCATACAAACGTCTGTTTGACGTACCTGTACCTGTAGATATATTAATAGCCATATCAACTGGAAAACCATCATGACTAGCACTAGAGTTTTTATAATAAGGTAAAGTACTTGTGTAGGAATTTACGTCAAAAACATCTCTTACGTTTGTAGGAACTGCCATAGGACCTCTACGTATAGCTATATAAATATATTTACGACCAGAGTGATTAAATTGTGAATTATTACTATCTAATTTAAAACCTGTTGGAGTAAGGCTTATACGATCTCCACTTTTTTGACTTGCTGTAACTTTATTATTGTTCCACCAAAGATCTACTAAGCCAGAAATATGTATACCACTTATATTATCTAATATGATATAATCTTCTATATTTGCCTGATACCCTAAACCATATTGAGGTTTTATTATAAGAAACTGAGGTTCAAATCCTAGATCTATTTCAGGACCAGTAGAAGAACCATTACCAGTATATTCATCACACTTTATAATATCTTTATCACCATCTAGACCAAACCCACCATCATTATTATTATGAGCAAAAAGATATGCAGTAATTGTATCACCATTTCTATTAATTGGATTTGCTGTTCCTACAGTAAATACTGAATCTGTAGGTTCAGTATTATTAAAATAAGCAGATTGAGTTTGCGGCCCATCGGTCTCATTCCAACGCATATACTTTGTTGCACCTAAAGACCTATGGTAAATGTAAGAATCATATCCTACGTTTGATTTAAAAATTATAAATCCAGGTGCAGTACCAAGATTATGGGATATTGTTCTTACAGATCCATTTCCTGTGTATTGTACTACATCAAAAAATTTAGAAGCCTTTCGAAACGTATAAGTTCTATATCTTGCCGAACCTGTATTTACTTTAGCATTTGTACCAATACTAAAACCATTACTGTTAAAAGCAGTAACACAATCTGCTGCTGATACATAACTACTGTTGCTGTTTGATTCCCAATGAGATGAAGTACCATTTTCAGTATCTTGCATTATAGGTTTTGCACTAGTACTACCTAGATCTTTAATTAAAATTGCACCGCCTTCTGTACTTATATCAATGCCATTTACAATTGATGTATTAGAACCAGTGCCTCTATAAGCATAAGTACTAAATATTTCTTCTACATTAAGACCTGCACCACCTGCTGCAGACATCATTAATTTTTTAATATTGCTCATTTATATTATCCTAAATTTTTACCTACTGTAAAACCGTACCAGTTACTTCCACCGTCATGTGTATAAAATACAAACTGATCTATTGCATTAGCAGTACTTGTAAGTGTTGGTATAGTTGCATTAGGCCAATCTATAGTTGTAGGCCATGTTAATGTATAACCACTTGCACTTGCATCTTGTACAATCTTTAAACTAAACCCATATGCTGTACCACTAGCAGGTGGATTAGTAAAAGTAAATGTTGTATTCTCACTTAACGTTGATGCAAATACATTACCAGTCTCACAGTTTACAGTTGTTGTACCACTTGATGATGAAACACTTTGATATGTTTCGTTGTAGGATTGTACCACAAGTTCACCAGTAATGTCAACATCACCTGTATGTGTTTCATCAACTTTTGCATCTAGTTGAGTTTGTATTGCAGATGTTACACCATCTATATAGTTTATTTCTGCAGTGCTTGCAGTTACACCGTCTAACAAGTTTAGCTCTGCAGTTGAAGCTGTAACACCATCAAGTATATTTAACTCTGCACCTGTAGATGTAACTGCTGTACCACCAAGAGTAAGACCACTTGTTGTTATTGTTATATTATCCGATCCATCAAAGTTAGCTGCACCTGAAGTTATACCTGCAATTGTAATTGTACGTGCAGTTGTTAATGCATCTGCTGTAGTTGCAACAATAGAACCAGAACCACTTATATTTCCACTAACTGTAAGATTACCTGTAATTGTACCATTACCAGATACAGCTAAAGTTCCCACATTTGCAGTATCAATAGAGCCAGTATCAATATAAGCAGTGCCATCAATATATGCATCTTTCCACTCAGAACCACTAGCACCCAGATCGTAAGTGTCATCAGCAGAAGGAATAAGATTTGAAGCCACATCAGCAGTCACCGTTACTGTATCAGATGCTGCATTACCAAGTGTAGTGTTACCATTTACTGTAAGATCACCTGTGTTAGTTTGATTACCTGTAACTGCCAATGTATCACTTAAAGTAGTTGCACCAGTTACACCTAGTGTTCCACCTACTGTAGCATTAGTAGCTATGGCTGCAGTACCTGCCATATGTAAATCTTTATACTTTAAACTTGTAGTACCAAGATCAACAGTATTATTTGTTTTAGGACGTAGTAATGAAGCTGTAGCAACTATGTCTTGACTAGGCCCAATTACCTCAATAGGAGCACCCTCTGACGTAGTACCATCGTGGGTATGGCCTGAACTATTATTAAACGCAGCTTCTACGGCATTGAACTCACCATCTAAATCGTCAGCATTAATAACATTACCATTAGCAATATTATTAGCTGTATCATTTCTTACATAGCCTGTACCCATAAGACTTTCCTTTATTTCCTATTATTTTCAGCATATTCAAATATTGCTGTATCTAACAAAAATGCAGCATCTGCACTATCGTCTTCTATTCTTAATGCCACTGTATTACCTGAACCTACAATGTTATTATTAAATGATTGTGTTCTTGGTTCTCCATATGTAGTAGTATTAAATATTGCTGTACTGTTTCCGTAAAAACCACCACCACCTGCACCTGATGATAGTGTAAATGTAGCAGGTTGTATTTTGTCTCTGTCATTCTGGTTATATCTTACACCTGCAACCACATTAACTGCACCAAATGGTTTTATGTACAAATCTAATTTATAAAATGTTTTTCGTTTTTGTGGGTCTGTAATTGGCATAAATGGAGATTCATATATTGCATTTATATTACTACTATCTCTTGATGTACCACTTTCCATTCTATAGATGTAACCATCTGTATTTGCAAAAACTATAAACTCATTATCTCCAATATATTGAGAGTCTGTTATATAACACTTATATCCTTTTAACTCACCCCACTGAAAACCTTGACCACCTTGATCTACAAACTTTGTTCCTAATACACCTTTAGCTACATCTACAGTTTCACCACTTACATAACTAAATAATCTGTACTGAGCTTTACCTCTAATAACAGTACTTGAAAAACTTTGTGCAAAACTTTGCATTTCAGTTACTGTAGGTCTTATGTTTTTAGATGCAACATCAATTCCAAAGTCACCAATACGTTCTGTTGAACTCAATGTACGTAGTCCATCAGGACCAAGAAACATAATGTCAGAACCAATTTCTTGTATTGTATCTGCACTCAAGCAACCAAGGTCTTCTGTAACTGCACTTAATGTAAAATCAGCAGAGCTTGATCCTGTCAGTCTCATAATTTTATCACGGCAAAATACTATTAATGCATCACGATAAACTTTAAGACCAGTTATTTCAGAGTTAAGACCAATGCTACCTGCACCATTTGCAGGATCAAAGTCTGTATCTGAGTAAGGTGCAGTAAATATTAACTCTGTACCCTTACCAAAAAACAATGTACTTTTAAATAACTCTACTGTACTTGCACCATTTACTGCAGATTGACCAGTACCACTACCTGTTATATAAGCCATTGTTTGACTACTATCTGTATAATAAACAGGATAGTTTGTACCATCAACAAATACTATTTTAAGTGCATTGTTAAAGTTATAGCTTACGTGTCGTGCACGAGTAAATCCTGTACTACTTGCTGTAACTTTAGATGACCATGCAGGATTTGTGTCTGTTGTATTTATTAAATAATATACACCATTACGTGCAGCAATAAATCTTTCTTCATCTTCATTTTCAACAATAGCTAGTGCTTGTACTACACCACTACCACTTAATTGAGCATCATCTAGTTTACTATATCCTGCTACCTTACGATAACCACCATCAAGTGAAGGTTCAAAGTTTTGTAATATAAAAGCAGAACCTACAGCATTAATACCTTGTTGCAAAGGGCTTATGTTTGTAACTAAACCACCTGTAAACTGTACAGGAAATGTAGACCATGCTGTAGCCATACCGTTATACTTTCAATAAACCAAATGTACTAGGGTTACTGTACTTTACTGTAGAACGTACATAGTCATACGTATTTATGTATATACTACGCATAAACTTTATACCCTGTTCAAACTTTTGTTGAGATAGTTGTGCAGACTGATTATCACCTCTAAACTGATATGCATAAAACATAGCACCATCAGTGACTACGTGTTTAAAATCTGATGGCACTGTAGGTACATCATCTTGTAATTCTAAATCTACAGGATTACGATAATATTCATAAACTAACTCATATGCTTTATCAGGTGTAGGAAATATTATAAATTCTTGACTGGGTGCTCTACTTACGTATCTTGGTTTAGCACGTATACCTGTATCACTATTGTACTCATAGTCAGAATACTTGTCAAGATATTCTTGATATGTCATGCTTTGTAATTTAGTAGTTGCGATATTTAAGTCACTATTACGTTTAATTCTAAAGCTGTCCATGTTAATTGACTTAGCATCATAAGGATAACCGTACCGTGTAACACCTGCAGTTAATGTGTCTTCTTCTTCTACGTGATTCCAAGGCCAACCAAACTCTTCATGATTAATATGTCTTATAGCACTATTAACTGAATCTTTAGCTGTGTTATAATAACCAGTTGCTGTTGCAAAATTAGAACTAGTAAGCTCTACTTCGTTTAGTCTACGATTAACTTCATTGACAAGACCTAAAAAATTGTATGCCATTATTTTTCCCTCACACGTAAAAATACTGTACGTTCAAATGTCAAGCCATCAGATGTAGTTACGGTACAATAAAATTTATATTTTATATTATCTGTTCCTAAACTTACTCTTGCTGTAGCCACTGTATTTGTAAGTGTTGAAGATACAAGTTGTATACCATGTACTATAGGACCACTTGCAACTAGTGTAGTTTTAACTCCATCTGCATTGTCTATACTCCAAGTCACAGTGCTTAAAGTTGCAGAGCCAATAAAACGTGACCAGTCTATGCTGTAGTCTAGTATTTCATCAGGGTCTTTGTTAGGCCATTTTAATGACATTATATATTCCTATTATGCTGCACGTACATATGACGTATTTGTATTTGAAGAATGTGAAGACAAATAAACTGTACGTGCTCTACTGTAGTTTTCTTTTATTGATTCATAGTCAAACTGTACTGTGTTAATTGTTTCATCGCCTACAGTAAATGTTCCTTGAACTCCTGTTGGCACGACTACAGCTTGACAGTCTGGTGTTACAGTTCCTACTGCACTCGTACCTGCAACACCTGTAAGTGTTAGTACACATTTAGCTACAATAGTTACAGAGCCAATAGAGCCTGTTGCTGCTAAACCTGTAGGTACATTCGTTGAACCACCTTTACCTACTGCAGTTCCTAGTGCACTTGTACCTGCTACACCTGTTATTGCTACAGTAGCATCTGCTGAAGGAGTAATCTCATCTCCGTTAACAGCAGGGTCATCTGTAATACATGTAGCTGATACGCCTGTTGGTACAACTATGGCTTTAGCAACTAATGTAAGAGAACCTACTGCACCTGTTGCCGATACACCTGTAATAGATATTACTGTACCTGCACCACCAGTAATTAAAATTGTGCCTAGTGCACTTGTACCTGCTACACCTGTGACACCATGTACAACTCGTCCTGCCTCAACAGTACTGCCTATTGAACCTGTAGCAGACACACCTGTAACTGATACATCTGCTGCAGCTTTACCCTCTGCTGCAGTTACAACACCTGTACCTGCTACACCTGTGAGTATAAATGTTGCATCTTCTTGTTGTGAGCTTTCACCAAAAGCTACTACACTAAAAGGATTTTGTCCAAAAGACATAAGCTACTCCTATGCTGCTTTGTCTGTTTCTTTAAGGCTTTCTTTGAGCATCCTTACAAAGCCATCCTGACCAACCCTCAGTTGATCTAGATTAAACTCTGCGTTGTTAATTTTTTGTTGCAGTGAGTTGATGTGGTTCACTAACATTTTTTGTTTGTCATCCAACTGATTTTCTGTGTATTCCACATCGTCAATCGTGATGACCTTTTTTTCTTCAGCCATTTGATTTCCTTTCCTATGCTGCGGCGTCAATCGAAAGTACACCGTACCAGTTTGTACCACCGTCTCTTGTCCAAAACACAAGAATATCGGTTTCACCAGAAGCAGGAGCATCTGGTGCAGTACCCCCTGCCCAATTTACAGACGTAGGCCATGTGACTGTTGAACCGTTGCCTGTAATTTCCATAATAAATCCTGTAGACCAAGCATTACTAACACTATTAAAACTAAATGTAGTATTACCTGTTAATGTTATACTAAATGCTTGGGCAGTGTCGCAGTTTACGGTAACGGATGTGCCTGATAGTGAGTCATAGTCTTCGTAGTAAATTGCGTAGTTATACATCGGTTCGTATACAGAAATATACGTACTTACAACATATAAACTTGAACCACCTCCACAAATAAAATTCATAGCATCTGTATTAAACTCAAAATAAGTATTGGTATCGCCTTCATGATACATTGCGGTAGCAAGGTAAATATTATCGACTGCGTTTAGGTTGCCGTTGATGTTTAACCCTGCAAACGAGGGGCTATCCGTAGAGTTTAAGCCTAATGATTTTTTAAAACCTGTTGCAGTGTTTTTGCGGAGAAAAGCATCTGTAGATGAATAGAATATGGTATCTGAATTACGATCACCTTGCCCGTGATTCATATTTAGATATGAAAAATATCCATACCTAGAACTTAAATCACCAGTACTGTTTCGTAAAACTATCGTGTTGCCAGAGGAGGTGTCGGTTGTTCCTGTGTTTGATTGGTATCCATCCAACAGGTCAGCATCTAAGCCAGAGCCAGAGCCATCTACTGTTTTAATAGCTGTAAGTATTTCACTCGCAGACTGATCGGCTGTGGCGTTACTTTCAATTCCATTTAGCTTCGTGTGATCTGCATCTGTAAATACGTTACTGTCAGTTGCACTTTCTACTAACGCCCTAATCTCAGCTGCTGTCTGATCGGCGGTGGCACCACTTTCGATACCGTCTAATTTTGTACCATCTGTTGCAACATCACGTCCATCAACTGTACCTGAAACAACAATGTTTCCAGTTACGTCAATACCACTGTTATCAATATGTAACCTTTCAGCTCCACCTGTATAAAACTGCATAAGATTACTGGTTTTATTTCCAGTTATAGAAGGTCTATTAGAACCACCACCCCAACCAAGGTATACACCGTTAGCAATATCTAGTTTTGCATTGAACGTAAGTTCACCTGTAGCTGTATCATTAGCATCACTGCGGAGGAAGCTGCTTGCATGTAGGCTATCTACTGTGTCTGCATTTGTTGCTGATGATGCAGTACCAGTAAGATCACCAGTTACATTACCCTCTACATTAGCTACAAGTGTTCCTGTAGTAATTGTAAGATTGCCTGTAGATGCACCTGTAAATGATCCTGTACCTACAGTAAATTTATCTGCACTTTCATCATAACCAATAAATGCATTATTACTATCGCCACGTTCAATGACAATACCTGCATCGTTAGATGGACTACCTGTTGTTCCATTTGCTAATTCAATAAGTGAATCAGTTACTACTGTATTAGTTGTATTAACAGTAGTCGTTGTTCCGTTGACAGTAAGATCACCAGTAACAGTTAAGTTACCGCCCATACTGACATTACCACTTGTATCTTCATTTACAAGTTCAATCCAGTTACCTGCATGTGCATAGTAAGCTTTTCCTGTACCATGAACATGGGCAAACATACCGTGATAAGTAGATGCACTAGGCAAGTCACCTGTAGTAGAATATAAGTTACCAAATAGTATTTTGTTACCACCTAAATCTACATCACCATTAGAATTTAAATAAACTGCTTTTTCAGCAGGTTGTGTAATAAATACTTCAGCCTGTGCAGTAAGGTTGACTGCACTACCTGAGTTAGAGCTTTCAAGAATAGTAGTACGAGCTAGGGTGGCAGTACTTTCTGTCCACGTTCCTAGCCCGACTTCATATGCATTTGTACTAGGCACAAAGATACCATAGTAAGTAGTATCACCGTTTGCTAAAGCAGCAGCAAAAGTTTGAAACCCATCAACGTTACCGTTAAGGACTATACTGCCTGTGCCAGTTGTGGTTGTTGTTTGTTTTACTCTGTCTTTAACTACGAGAGCCATAGTCTATGCTCCTATTTATGCGATACGTATGATTGCGTTAGATGCATCTGCAGCAGGGAACTGGATAGTAAAGTCACCGTTTGTAGATGTTTTTGTTCCACCAAAGTCAATCACACAAATTGCTTTGTTTGATGCAGATGAATTGTAAATAATACAACCGTCTGCAGATACTGTTGCAGATGAAAATACTTCGTCAGTAAAATCAACAATAGCCGTTGTACCATCTGTTGAAATAGTAGCACCGTCTAAGTTTTGTCCACCTGATGTATAACCAGTACCTGATGCTTCATCAGAGTTACCAGTTACGTCTGAATAGTTTGTAGTTGTGGCATTATATGTACCTGTTGGTGATGCCTTAATAAGTGCAAGCTTTAAGGTATGGGTGTCCAAATCATGAGTACCACCCAAAAGTTCTGATTTAAAGCTTGTGCACATTGCTGTTGTGATAGCCATTTTTTTGGAGTCCTTCTCTTAAATAAGCCTAGAGGGGCAAGTTTCCCTGCCCCCCAGTTTAGTTTAATTATGCGTTGTCACGAGCAACTTCATCAGCAGATGTATCGCCCATGTCTGTGCAGTCCATCATAACTGCCCAAACACGAAACTTACCTGAAGTAACTGCACCACCAGAAAGTGAAGCAATTGTTACATCAATGTTATCGTCTGCTACAGCCATTACTGGCTGATAAGCTGCAGGGTTTTGAGCAACTACTGCTGCTGCAGATGTAGCATCAAAACCGTCAACGAATACGTCAGGATCAACTCCAGTACCTAAGTCTACAGTAAATGTAGAACCGTCAGTAGCTGTATCTACTTCGATACCTGCGTTTAAAATCATGGTTCCTTTTGGAACTGCAATCACAGGAACAACGTCTGCTGCTGCAAGGGCAGAACCCTTATCAGACAAAGCTGTTGCCCAGTTCAATGTAGTTTGAACCATGTATGGGTTACGACCACGTTGAGAGTTTCCTGCTGCTGAACGTAGTGTGTTATCACCGAGTGCCATTAATCAGTCCTCCCTATTATCGTAAGTTGTATATCGCATTAACCAACGCCTCTGGACGTAGGATTTTGCGACCATATAGATGCATACCACGAACAATGTCTGC